TGGAGTTGTTAAGCTTAGTCAGCGCCCCTACAATAACAAGTATGGCAGCGGTGTCACCACCTTTATCGAAGGTGTCAAGTTCACAAACGTTGTGGAATACAAGTCTGACAATGCTGCGTTTGACGACGAAGGCTCTGACGACTTCTCTAATGCCAAAGAAGTAGAAGAGTTTTAAGTGTCGGATTACGGACACTGGGATGTGAGTCTGGTAGGTAATTTTAACCCTAATGCCCATTTGGGGTTTGTCTACCAGATCACTCGCATCGATACAGGCAAGGCTTACATAGGCTGTAAGCATCTCTGGAAGTTTAAGAAGGGTAGCCGCAAACGTGTGAAAGCAAGCGAATGGCGTACCTACTGTAGCAGCAGTTCTTATTTAGTACCGGAAATAAAAGAGCTAGGTAAAGACAAGTTTAAGTTTGAAATACTTATGCTCTGCGACAATAAAAGAAATTTGTACTATAATGAAATGAAGTTACAGGTAGAACTTGGTGTCCTAGAAAACGACAATTACTACAATGCCAATGTGGGCGGGATGCGTTTCTATAGACCTGTTAAGAGTTACATTAGTGAAGAACTCAGAGACAAGTTTAGAGGAACCAACAACCCCGCCTACAGAGGCACCTTCTACGTTTTTAGAAACGACAGTAGCATCGTTGAAGAGGTCATAGACACGACCATGAAACAATGGTGCAAAGAGAACGGTTACGATCATAGGCGTATCTCTGACTTACGTAATGGAAAACAGAAAAAACACAAAGACATTATAAAGGTGGAGTACGCAAATGAGCGAAAAGAAGATTGAAACCCTAGTTCCTGACATCTACGACCTGCTGGACAAAGGCAAAAAGGAGCCTGACAAAGCCGCGCTTTTTGAGATGGCCTACACAATGATGGAGGTTGTCCGTAAACAACTTTGGTTCTCCACTGCAGAGCGTAAACCAGCACTGCGTATGTCTAACCTGGGCAAACCCTGTGACCGTGCTCTGTGGATGGATATCAAGGGTGACCACGAGCCTGAGCCTCTGACCCCTGAGACACGTATGAAGTTTCTCTTTGGTGACTTGGTCGAAGCTCTGGTTCTGTATCTGGCCAAGGAAGCAGGACACAAGGTTGAGGACCAGCAGAAGCGTATCGAAGTTGACGGTATTGTCGGACACATTGACGCTGTGATCGACGGACATCTTGTCGATGTTAAGTCAGCGTCTAGTTTTGCTATGAAGAAGTTCAGGAACGGCACTCTGCCTGACGACGATGCGTTTGGTTATATCTCTCAGATTAGCGGTTATGCTAACGCCATGGGCAAGGAGAGCGGTACGTTCTTAGCCATGGACAAGAGCGGTGGAGAGCTTGCTACCTACACGCACAAAGACCTAGAGGACACGTCTGCTAGGATTAAGCACGTTAAAGCTATGCTGGAGCTAGACACACCTCCAGACCGCCCTTTCAAGGAAGTTGAAGACAAACCATCAGGCCGCAAGAAACTAGATATAAACTGTTCTTATTGTCCCCATAAACAAGTTTGCTGGGCAGATAAAGGACTGGACCTGAAGTTCAGATCGGGTCGTCCAGTCTTCTTGGTGGGAGATGAAGGCAAGACAAAAGAAGAGATCGAGCATGGTTTCTGAAAATGTTCTGAAAGACTTGTCAGAGACATACAGCCCAGAGGAGATACTTGAAATCCTTGGGCTTGATAATTTTGACCTAGTCGTTCTACTCTATGATAAAATAGAAGAAAACCTACACAACTTCCAACTAAGGCCGGTAGACACTTATGACGTATAACTCAAACTTGCTTCCTACTCAGTACCAGAACTTTATCGCACTGTCCCGCTATGCGCGTTGGCTACCGGAAGAAGGCCGTCGAGAAACTTGGTCAGAGACGGTGGACCGATACGTGGATAACGTAGTGGCACCTTGCATCGACGAAGCTGAAGTTATCGAAGAACTACGCGATGCTATCTTGTCTCTGTCTGTCATGCCCAGTATGCGTATGCTTATGACCGCTGGACCTGCACTGCAGCGAGATAACACCGCTGGCTACAACTGCTCGTACATCGCCGTCGATGACATTAAGGCTTTTGACGAAGCCATGATGATCCTGCTCTGCGGTACAGGCGTGGGCTTCTCTGTCGAGCGTCAGCACATTGCAAAGCTGCCGGAGGTTCCTGACCAGTTGTTCTACTCGAACGATGTAATCGTGGTGCATGACTCAAAGGAAGGCTGGGCTAAGGCGTACCGCAAGCTGATTGCTATGCTCTACGCTGGCGAGATTCCCAAGTGGGACGTGTCCAAGGTCCGCCCTGCTGGTGCAAAGCTGAAGACCTTTGGAGGTCGAGCCAGTGGACCTGAGCCTCTTATTGATTTGTTTAACTTTTCGATCAATGTGTTCAAAGGTGCCGTAGGGCGTCGTCTGAACAGCATTGAATGTCACGACATCATGTGCAAGATTGGTGACATTGTTGTGGTCGGTGGTGTCCGTCGTTCTGCTATGATTAGCCTGTCCAATTTGTCAGACGACCGCATGCGCCATGCCAAGAGTGGCCAATGGTGGGAAGCCAGTCCGCAACGAGCACTGGCTAACAACTCTGTGGTCTACACAGAGAAGCCAGATGTCGAGTCTTTCCTCCGTGAATGGACAGCACTGGTCGAGTCCAAGTCTGGAGAGCGTGGCATCTTTGCACGATATGCAGCAGACAAACACGTAGAGAATAACGGTCGTCGTAAGACTGGTTACGAGTGGGGTACTAATCCCTGTTCTGAAATCATTCTGCGTAACAACCAGTTCTGTAACCTCACCGAGGTCGTTGTACGCTCTACCGACACCTTTGCCACACTGCAGAACAAGGTGCGCTTGGCCACTATCCTGGGTACTATTCAGTCTACCTATACGAAGTTTCCGTACCTTCGCAAGGTCTGGGCCAAGAACACTGAGGAGGAGCGTCTTCTGGGAGTTAGCCTGACAGGCATCATGGACTGTGAGATCACCGTTGCACCAGAGCCTGAGTTTCTGGAAGAGCTTCGAAATATTTCTGTAGACACAAACAAGGAATGGGCAGACAAGCTGGGCATCCCTCAGTCCGCTGCTATCACCTGTGTGAAGCCCTCTGGCACTGTGTCACAGTTGGTCGATGCTGGTTCAGGTATCCACGCTAGGCATAGCCCCTACTACATCCGCACGGTACGTGGAGACGTGAAAGACCCGCTGACTCAGCTTATGATCGACGAAGGTGTGCCAGCAGAGCCAGAGGTGTTTCACCCTGACTCAACGATGGTCTTCTCGTTCCCTGTGAAGTCTCCTGACAACGCTGTTACGCGCAACGATATGACAGCGTTGGAACAGCTTGAAGTCTGGAAGCTCTACGCTGTGAACTGGTGTGAGCACAAGCCGTCTGTAACGATCAGCGTGCGGGACGATGAATGGCTAGAGGTCGGTGCTTGGGTCTACAAAAACTTCGACCTGTGCAGCGGTATCAGCTTCCTGCCACATTCTGACCATACCTACCAACAGGCTCCCTACCAGGATTGTGACGAGGAGACGTATGAAGAGCTTCTCTCTCGTATGCCCAAGTCAATCGACTGGTCACGCTTGGGCGAGTATGAACAAGAAGATAACACCGCTGGTTCCCAGACACTTGCTTGTGTTGCAGGAGTGTGCGAAGTTGTCGATCTCAACTAGTAAAAAATGCAAAGGTGCTTGTAAGCTAGACCTAGACCACGTCTATTGTATAGGTTGCGGTAGAACAGTAGAGGAAATTAAATTAGCTTATGAAAAGAAAAAGCAGGAAAGAGAGTTCCAGATATACTGGTCTCGCCTTCCTGCTTAGGTTGGAGGCTAAATAGTCCCGTGGGGAGCCAAGGTTAGCTCCCTTTTTTTTTATTCTGTCACATTAAACGGCGACGACGGGTCATCTAGAACTTGACGCAACTCCCCGCTTGATTGGTTTGGGTTTACCACAAGACCAGTCGTCCTTGCATATCTTTGCTCAAGTTCGCGCCGTTGTTGCTTCGCCGCGTTCTCTGCTATCAGTTGCCTAATACGTTCGTCACTTGCTGCTTGAGTGTCTTCTTCTTCTTCAGCCACAACTGGTTCTGTACCCGGTACTGTGTAGGCTCCCGGAACAGGCGTTGTTTGGCCCGTTTGCTGTTGTACTTCGCCCGCCAACTGTGCCAAGATACCGGCAGGGGTAACTGGTCCAGGTGACGGCATGCTCGGCACCATCGGCTCCAAATAGGGACTTGGCATGTTCGGCACCATCGGCTTCACCATCGGCCCCAAATCGGGACTTGGCATGTGCGGCACCATCGGCTCCAAATAGGGACTTGGCATGTTCGGCAAGGGCATCATCGGACCAGCATCGCCTTGAGTATTCACGTATAAGTTTGGCGGTGCCATCGGACCAGCATCGCCTTGTGTCCCCGCAGAACTTTGCATACCCTGAAGCATACCGAACAACGTTGTCAAATCGTAGTCCTCGTATGACGGTGGCATCATAGGAGCAGTGGCGTTATAGCCATATTGAGGATACGCGGTTTGGATTACCGCAGGAGAAGAAGTGTATCCAAAGGGGTTCTCGGTGTACCCCAGGTTCTGTGGATTAGCCGAGTATATATCGCCAAGTGTTTCTTGGTTAGCCGCAGCAATGTTTTGGTTCTGAAGAGCAGTGATTAGACTTCCCATAGTACTTCCCTTAGTTTATTTAGCGTTTTTAACAATAGATGCACCGAAGTACAGACCAGTTATAGCAGAGAGCAAATGTGTGTCAAGAGGTGTTAGTACTAGCCCCTTAACTACTTGCCACTTTATTTCTTCACTACCTTCAAAAAACAAGAAACCTGGGTTCCAAGCTGTGTACCCCACGGTAACCTGAATATCTGGCCAAAATACAGACACAACCTTCGGCCAAACAATGATAGCCCCTACAGCAGCCAGAGCGATTATACGCCGCGTCATTTGGAAGCCTTTGTTCTCGTAGCGTCTGGCTAGGTCAGTAGCCTCAGACTGCGCTGAGAGGCCGTCTATGGCCCTCTGAAAGGCATCCTGCTTCGCCTTCATGCTCTGAGACCACATGGACATCACACCGCCCATAAGGCCAGAGCCTAGCATAGTGATGAGTTCTAAAGGTAAACCACCCATTTACTGCCCCTTGTTTTCCAGAAGAGAGATACGAACTTGAAGATCGTGGATGATGTTCATCATCTGTTCACGTAGATTTTGTCTCGCTATAGCGTTGTCCGGCGACGGCACGATCTGCCCCTCTGGCGTCACCAGTTGCATCATGCGGCTCTCGGTCTTATACATGCGGTTTTCAAGATCATTCAGATGCATGATGAGGTAGCCGACCGCAGCGAACATAACCGGAGCAAGCGCTGTCAGGACAGCTTGCGAGTTTACGTTCATCGACCCGTCCACCGCTTAACCGTGTCGGTCTCCCAGATACGCAGAGCCATCCAGATAATGGTGAACAAACTTGCTAGAGCTGGTAGAACATCCATGACCGCTCCGAACGCAACCATGCCAGCAGTGACATCAATGGGGGTTTTATCGTTCATTGAATTTCCCCATGTTTCGTATTGCTAAAGCTGTTTCTTCCATCCGTTCCCTGATACCACTACGACCACGCTTCTTTGCGTTTTTGTACTCAGCATTATTTAAAAATTGTTTAGAGGCTTCTTCAAATTTACCTGCTTTAATTAGCTTTCTAGTTTCAGGACTCTGCACTAAGCTTCCTCTAAACCATTCAGATACCAAAGGTGCTTGAATTTCTAAAGGGTAGTTTGAAAACCCTGGTACTGCTCGTTCAACTTCAGGAAGACGTTTCATAACATCTTCTTTTAAATAAATTTTACCAGTTTCTAGGTTAATCTCGTCTCCTAGTTTTACACCTTCAGTTCTACCATATCCAACTGTTGGCACATCTCCTTTAGTAGGAATCTTTGCTACAGGAATAAAACCTTCACGCTCTGCTATAAAGTCTGTTATGTAATTAAAACGATCAGCGCCTGTATCAGGAGCACTTGGCTTACCCTCTGGACGAGGCATCCCTGCCATAGCAGACAACAACCCTTTGCCCTGTGGTTGCTCTATACCAAGTCTAGCTAACACACCTGTAAAATCATTAGCCACTATACTATCCT